CGCGACGGGCCGAACCATCGTCGAGAGGCGCGCGGCGCTCCGCACGGTTCCGCCGATCGAGAGGCGCGAGCCAATCGTCGAGACGAGCGAGGCCGTGCTCGCGCGCGTGCCTATGGCACGTCGCACGCCCGAGCGCGTCGAGGTGAGCGTCGCCGTGCTTACGCGCGTTCCGCCGAGGTATCGCGAGCCCGTGCGCGTCGAGGTGAGCGTCGCCGCGCTCGTGAGCGTCCCGAAGCGCTTCGCGAGGCCCGCGCGGGTCGAGCTAAGCGAGGCCGAGGTCGAGGCCGTGCCCGAGCGCTTAGCGCTGCCGGTGCGCGTCGACGCGAGCGAGGCGGCCGTGATTACTTGGCCCTGCTGCGCCGCCCCGCTCGTACGCGCGGTCGAGGTGAGCGAGGCCGAGGTCGCGATCGTGCCGCGCGCCGTGATCTGCGCCGCGCGCGTCGACGACTCGCTCGCGCTGGTCGAGGTCGTGCCCTTCGCCGTGAGTCGGCCCGCGCGCGTCGAGGTGAGCGAGGCCGAGGTCGAGGTCGTGCCCTTCGCCGTGAGCCGGCCCGAGCGCGTCGACGACTCGCTCGCGCTCGTCGCGATCGTGCCGTTATAGGTCGTGCCGCCTGCGCTTACCGTGTAGGTAATGCGAATTTGACCATCGCCGCCCTAGCCGCTCGTGCTGCCGCCCCATCCGGAGCCGCCCGAGCCGCCGCCCGGTAAACCGCCATCGCCGCCGTTATTACCGCCCGAGGAGCCCGTCGAGCCGCCGCCGCCGCCGCCGCCGCCGCCGCCGCCGTTCGCGTTGTCTGCGCCCTTGCCGCCGTTACCCGTGCCCGTCGCTGCGCCGGCCGTACCGCCTGCGCCGCCTAAACTGGCATCGCCGGCCGTACCTGCGCGGCCTGCGCTCGTCGTCGGGGCTGTTGGCGTCGAGCCCGTACCATCCGGCCCCGGGGCGCCTGCGCCGCCGCCTGCGCCGCCGTTCGCTGCGTTACGGCCTGCGCCGCCCGTCGAGCCGGCGCGGAGAACCGTGCCGACTACGCCGCTCGTGCTGCCCCCGGCCGCGCCGGTCGTGAGGCCGCTCGCGACGCCAGAACCGCCCTTTGCCGAGGCGATACACGACGTAATGCTCGAACCGTTAAACCACGAGTTGCCGCCCGCCGAGCCGACGCCCGCGTTATCTGACGAGGCCTTGCCGCCGACGCCGATACTTACCGGGATATTGGCGCCCGGCGTATAGCCCGTTACGGCCGAAACGCTCGAATAGCCGCCCGAGCCGCCCCCGCCCGAGCCGTTAGGCGCGTCCGCATTGCCCGAGCCGCCCGCGCCCCATACTTCGACGAGATCGAGCGTGCCCGTGCAATCGCTAGGAACCGTCCAGCTAGTGGTTCCTGCCGGGAGAATGACGACGTTTTGAGCCATCGTCGACGGTTAGGTGAGCGACAGCGTGTAGTTCGAGGCCGGGATCGCGAACACGTCGCCCGAGGCGATAACCTTCGAGGCCGACAGCGCGCCGGCATCAATCAGGTTTCCGCCCGTGAGCGCGTCGTAAATGCCGGCGCCGACGATCGTTCCCCACGAGCCCGAGGCCGTCGGGAACGTGATCGCGCCGCTATTATTCGCTGCTGCCGGGCCCGTGCCCGTAACGGCGAACGTGATCGCCTGCCGCGCATACGAGCCGCCCGAAACCTCGACGCCGCCCGTACCTGCCGGCATCGTCGGCGTAGTCGTGAAAAGCGCTACATACACGGTCGTCGGCATCGTGAGTGCCGCGACGCCGAGAATGTGCTTAAGGATTGCCTGTTCTGATACGCCCGAGAGTGCCATTTTCTGTAGTCCTAAGTTAATTAGCCGAACGAACGCGTTCGCATTTTCAGAGGGGCCCCGCCGTACCGGCCGCGTTCTGTGTGCACCTTGAGTTGCTCCGCGAGCGTTCCGTAAGCGGCCGACCAAACCGCGATCCGCTCGTCGTCCTTCAGGTACGGGGCCGCCTGCATGAGCACGCCGTACAGGTACAAATCCGGGTGATTCGCGAGAATGACGTTCGTTTGATTCGTCGACGAAAGAGCGGGGGCGCGGCCGTAATAGAGCATCTCGGCCGTATATGCCTTGTCCGGCGCCGGGAGTACTTCGAGGCTTTTCCCGACGATCGTGTAATAGCGCGGCTGTCCTCCCGAGGCGTACGCCGAGCGAATCTCGTCGAGGTCTGCCGGCGCCATGTATTCGAGCGTCTCTGAGCCCATAACCTGGGGCGCTACGCCCACGAGTCGAAGGGCCGTCATTTCGAGGTAGTCGGGAGGGAGCGTAACTACGGCGCTAGTTAGAAGCGCCTGCGAACGCACGGTGAGCGATTGCGTACGAAACCGCTCGTCTTTCCCCATGCCGGCTTCTGCCAGTGCGACGAACGTCGGAATAATCGCCGTCAAGTCGGCCCGGTTGAGCCAGTCGGCGACCGTCGCGCAGAGCCCGTCATACGTCGAGAGGTCGGCCATTACACGCGCCCCGGGCGAGTGCGGAAATACTTGTTCTCGGGGTCGTTAAGCCATTTTTTCATCGCGGCCGGATCGCTCGCGATGCCTTGTTTCCTGAGTTCTTGGAGCACGACGAGCGGAATACGCGCGACGAGGTGCACGCCGTCGCCGTAGCGCGCGCGTTCGTCCGTCGCGTTATATGCGGCCCGGTTGACGTCGAGAATTTGCTCGACGTCCTGCACGGCCTCAATGTGCGCCGTGTCGGTGTCTTCGTCGTAATGCCAATACTCGGTAATTCCGAGCGCGTCGTTTCGTTCGAAAAGTCGCTTTTCCATCGCCCTATCCTGTGAAAAAGGGGCGCCGGCCTGCTGGCTCGACGCCCCTTCGTACGCCTAACTAATCAGCCGAAACGATTAGTTAAAGTCGGCGTAAATCGCGTGTGCGAGCGGGTTTGCAACCTTGACGCCCCATTCCACGAGGAGTTGCTTCTTCTCGCTGTCGCCGGTCTTCGCGAGGTCGATCGTCTGGAAATCGCGGAGCTTCACGATACCGACGTACTCGGTGTCGATCGCCTGCATGGTCGTCTCGCCCTTGAAGCGCGACGGAACGATCGTTACTTCGCCGAAGTCGGAAACGTACACATCGGCCGCGCCGACAATGCTCGCTTGCTTGCCCGGCGCGACGTCGCGGTAACGGGTCGCGATACCACTAAAGCCGGAAATCTTAACTTTCGTCGCCGGGCCGCACAGAACGAGGTCGGCCTTACCGCCGTTCGTCCACTGCTTTTGCAACATGAGTTTAAAGTTCGTTTCGGTGATCGCTACCGGCGTTCCTGCCGTCGCGGCCGTGTTCGGATAGCCCGAACCCAAACCATTACCCGCTACGCCGCCCGAGTAACTCGGGTCTGCGCCGCCTGCGCCGCGCACGGTGTTCGTCGTAATGAACGCTTCAAAGCCGGCCGTCTTGCGCGCGGTCGTATCGTTGCCGGCGACTGCGATCTGTCCGCCGCATGCGATAGCTTCCATGTCGCGCTTGATTTCCGCCCCGCGCTTCGCGAGGTTATAGGCCATCTCCGACTTGCGGCCGGCCTTCTTAACGCGCTCGACCGTGCCCGAAACCGTTACGTTTTTCGTGCTGATCTGCGTGTAGTTGCCGAGACGGGTCGTCGGCGTGCTGGAAACCATGATCGCGTCGCCGCCTTCGAGCGCCGCGTTCGCGGTGTCGACTGCTGCGAGGGCGTCGGTGTTCCACTCGAAATAGGTGTTTTCGATATCGCCGCCCGAGCCCACATTGCTGATAAATGGGGAATCGATCGGCGAAATATTCGAGATGATATCGGCGAGGTTCTCGCGAATCGCCTTAGCTTGATATGTGCTGTAAGTACCGGTCGGCTGTGCCATTTTCCCGAGTCCTAATTAATCTAAAAACATTGCAATAGCCGCTGCGGCGTCCTGCACTTTGCCGGTTTTGGCGAGACGTTGTTTTGCTCGCGTACTCTCGCTTACACTGTTCGGCCTCGTCGCTGCTGCGCCCGGCGTCGCCGGCTTAACCTTGCTCGTCGGGGCCTGTTGGCCCGGTTTGAGGGTTTGCCGGGCGGCCTGCGCACGGTCGAAAAGCATCGCCTTTCGCATCGTTACGACTGCGCGGTGATCTGCGATCGTCGAGAGTTCGGCCTCGCTAAACCCGTTTGCCTTACCCCAGTCCAGAATTTGAGCCCGTTCCGCGCTTGCGACTTTCGGGTCATTCCATGCCGGGAGGGCCTCGGTTAGCTTGCCGCGTTGCTGCTCAACAAAATCGCGGGCCGCTTTCGTCTGGTCCGCTTGGCCGCGTGCTGCTACCGCCTGTCGCTGCTGCTCGACTGCCGACTGCTGCTCGTGATACGAGCGCCACATCTCGCGCGCTGCCGCGTATTGCGCCGGGTCCGCTTGATACAAAGCGTTCCAATCGGGCTCCTGCGGTTTCAGTTGTGCGAGGAGGGCGTTAGCCTGTTCCAGTGCTTGCGCGTACTGCGCGCGTTCCTGCTGCACCTGCGAGAGTTCCGTCGTTACGGCCTGTCGTTGCGCCGCGAGTTCGGTCGTCTTTTTGGTGTAATCCGACTGGCGCAAATAGCCTTTTTCGAGTTCCGCGAGAGTGACCGGCTTACCGTCGATTTCGACGGTTACAGGTTGCTCGCTTTCGTCGCCTTCCGGCTCCTCGTGCTCATCGGTTTCGGAATCCTCGGGCTCGTTCTCGTCGTCGTGCGGGTTTCCGTTCCCGTCGTTCTCGTCGAGGTCGTGCTCGTCGGTTTCCTGCGTCTCGCCTCGCTCCTCAGTGTCGGCCGGGCCGGAAAGGAGGGACTCGAACTGTGTTGCAGCTTGATCCGTTGTAATGCCAGTCTCGGGAGAGGTATTGGCTTCGGTCGTCATGATGTTATGCCGGTTGTGTGAGGTTTAGGAGTGCTACGTTATTTCGGCGTCTTGAGGCGCGAGATTTGCTGCGCGCTGATCTTGCCCGAGGAAATCATCGATTGGAGGTGAGCGACGAAATCGCGTGAGACTTGAAGCGCGAGAAAAAGACGCTCCCGGCCTTCTACGTCGGCGCTCGGCGACTCCATCCACGCCCGCACATACTCGGCGCCGAGGGCCTCGACCGCGGTTCGGAAAATGTCGCTTTCGAGCATCGCGGCCGCCTGCCGGCCGCGCTCGATTTCCTGTTCTTTTGTCACGTTTCGTTACTCGCTAGGGGAGGAGGGTGCTTGCGCGGCCGCTTGCTGCGCCTGCGCCTGCATTGCTGCGGCCGCGTGCGCCTGATCGGCATTCACGGCGTTACGGTGCGTCTCGTGCGCTTGTTCGAGCGCGCTCTGCGCGAGGTTGCCGTGCGCCTGCATCGCGGCCGCGCCGTGCTGCGCCGCTGCGGCCTGGGCGGCCTGCTGCTGCTGCGCGTTCGCCGCGATATGCGCGCGCGCCGTCTCGTGCTCTTGTTCGAGCGACGCGATAGCGTGCTCGTTCATCGCGTCGAGCGCCGCGCTTTGCACTTGGCCGCCGTACTTGAGTTCGAGTTCCCGCGCGCGCAGTGCGGCATCTGCCGCGTTTTGCTCGCGCTCGCGCTGGTCGACGACTTGCACCTTTTGCGCTTCGAGGTCGACTTTCCGGCCCTCGATCTGCACGGCCTGTTGCTGCGCCTGCGCCGCCATGAGTTGCGGGTTCGGTTGCGGTTGCTGCTGCGGAGGTTGCCAGTTCGCCGGCACGTCGTTAAAGAACGCCGACGAGTCGCGGAACCCGGCTAACTCGACCATTCGCTTAAGGGTCGTCGCGTACTGCGAGACGGAGCAAATCGGGTTTTGCGGCCCGAGTTGCAGAAAAATCTGCTCCTGCTTTTGCGCGACCATCGAGAGGGCCGCCATTTTCGAGTCGACCGTGCCCCCGCCGAGCGCGATATTGATCCGTACGCCGAGGTCGGCGACCCAAGTTCGCGGGTCCATCTCGACCCATTGGCCGCGCAATTTGATCATTCGCGCGCGGTCTTGGTTCTTTACGACGAGGTGCAAGATACCGGCGAACAATTGCCGCATGCCATCGGCGAGCACGCGCGCGATTAGCTCGACGCGGCCCTGCGACTGCGAAATCGTGTTCGTTACGGCGTCTTTCGTCGTCGACTGCATAATCGACGGGTCGAGCCCCATCGAGGCTTTCGAGACGCCGGTTCTCATCTCGCGAACGCTGTCGATATAGTCGAGCATCGGGAACGCTTGCTGTCCGACGAACGGCGTGTCGAGTTGCTGCACCATGCCCATTTGACGCATGCGGATAATCGAGCCGACCTCGTTGTTAAGCAAGTCGTCGATATTTACCTGTCCCTCGACGGCCGCCATGCGGGGGTGTACCGACTGCGCGAGCGAGTCGAGCGAGTTCCGCCATACGTTCGTTTTGAGGCGCTGGATATCGCCGGTAACGTCGTGAATCGAGAGGCCGAAAAACGTATGCGGTTCGGGGTCGCAATGGAACGCGGCGAACGGTACGTGATCGATCGGCGCAATGTCGACGATCGAGTAAGACGCGCCGACAGTGCATACGCGCACGAGTTCGGCGATACCGTCATTGTCGAGGTCGATCCGCAGATATGCCTCGGTGTACAGAACTCGGGAGTTCGGCCGGTTTCCGCCGACGCCGCCGATCGTCTGCGCGAACTGATTACGCGCGAGAGACTCGACTTGAAAATCGAGTTCGGTCGAGGTGATCGCCTCGGCGATTTCGTCCGGGTTATAGCCGAGCGCCGTGAGGTCGCTTACGGTTTTCATCGAGCGATGAGCGAGAACCGTGAAATCCTCGAACGAGCGCGCGCGCCGGTCGATAATCAGTTCTTCAGGAGGGAGGGCCGCGAGGCGAACCCGGCCGCGCTTGG